GCTCCTACCATTCTAAGGAATGAGGAGATTGTTCTATTACCATATCTTTCGAATTCCTTTTCATAAGTATCAGGAAGATACTGATTCAAGAAATCAAAATTAGTAATATAGTTTGACTTAAGCGGTACTCTTTGAGCACTTGGTTGTAAGTCAAAACCGGGAGTTGCTTGTACACTCATAATTTTACTTTTTTTTTTAAACGTTATTTATTTCTATTCCTAATCTTTAACCCACGACCTGAGTCATTACTTAAAGATTTTATTTGCATCCCTCCTTTTGATGATACTTCAGGAGCACTACGAGTCGTCATATTTACATTTTTTAACTTCTTCATAGTGTCTTCAGCAGCAGCAGATTTACCTTGTTCATAAAAGAACTTAGCAAATTTGTCGGGGTGCATCGCCATCGCTAATGACCTGTGATAACCACCTGCATCATTCATTAACCCATTGTCATCTAAAAACTTTCTTATAAAGTTAGAAGGGTCCATTTGGGTCTTCTTGATTTCAGCAGCATCACCGGGAGAAAAATAAACTTTATTGTCGTCTAACGTAAACTCAAAACCTTTGAACTCACTAAACACATTGTCAGTCTTCTTCGTGAACACCTCACTCTTAAGAGCGTTTTGTTCATTAACTGTCTTCGCTTCAGCTATATATTGTTTATATGCCTCGTAGTCTTCGTTTTCCACTTCAGGAATTGGACCCCTTCTCGACTCGAGAGGAACTTTATATGTTTCCTGTTGCTTCTCAAAAAACTCCTTGGCTTTCGCAATAGTCTTTTTCTTTGCTAATTTTATTTTCTTAATGGATTTTTCATCATCTATATCTTCATCATAATGATAATCTTCCATTAAGTCTTCAATATCTTCTGCATCCAAACCTTTTTCTGTTGCAGATAAATATTCTCTTAGCAAATTGTCAGGTTCCATTTCATCGTAATTCTTTTGCAATTTTGCAAAGTCATCGAATCCACGACCTGTATCTTTTTTATACTGTAGATATTTAGAAACATCTTCAGGCAGAGGTTCTTCCTCTCTCTGTTGATTGAGTTCGTCAATAGACTTAAACTCTTTTCCATATCTATTACCAATAAATTTAAGAACATCTTCCTCGGTTAACTCTGAGGATTGAGTTTTAATTTCTTCTTTTGCTTCAGGCTCTGCAGCCTTAGGCTCTTCTTTAGAAACTACTTCTTCCTTTACAATTACTGTCTCAGGTGTAGGAGTGGTTTCGTTATTTAGTTGTGCTTCGTGTTTATCTAACAACTCTTGTTCAACTTGTTGTATAGACTTTTCTTCGTTGCTTTCAACTGCTCTTACTTTTATTTCCATATTTAATTGAATTTAATTTTATACAAAGTTACACAAAAATTATTATAGTTTTAGACGGTTACCTTGGGTTAAATTCTGCAAGGTCAAACCCATCTAAACTATCCTCGTTTGATTCAAAGTTAATCGGAGGTAAATTATTTTTACGTTGGTTAATCATTTTAGATTGCTCTGTATTAGCTTGAGAAATTCTTTTTGCTTTTGCATCTTCTCTTTGACTCTCTCTGCTTTGTAATAATTCTGCATCTGCATTTCTTAATTGCATATTTAAGTCAAACTCTTGTTGCATTAATTGAGATTTCAATTGTGCTTCAGCTTTTAATTTCTCTATTTCAAAAGCAATGTCGGCTTGTCTAAACTCCATTTTTGCTTTTGTCTCCATTTGCACTTTCATCTGTGCTGCCTGAACTGCCATCTCTTGAGACTTAAGTTGTTGTTGAGACTGCATAGCTTGTTTCTGCATAGCCATTTTTTCATCTCTCTCTTGCTTAGAAACCCTTTTCATTTTAAGAAGTTGGTTAGCAAGTTTAAGATTTTTTATCTCACGAATATCAATAGCATCCTCCAAATTAATATCACCTTTAGATAAAGCCATTTGGATGTTTTGTTCCAATTGTTGTTTTTGTTCTTCATCCGGTGCTAACTCAATAAATATTCCGAAATCATATATATACAAATCATTTATATCACTTAATATAGAGACGTTGTATTTACCGATTTGGTTTATAAATTCTTCTTTAAAGTCAGAGTATTGCAAAATGTCAGCTACTCTATATGTAGTTGCCTCAGCAAGACTACGATATATGTATAAGCTTCCATCTAAAATATGTCTTGTCGCTACATTTGAATTTAATGCAGCTAACTTTTGTAACCCAACCAAAGAGTTAGGGTCAGGTGTGCTTCCATCTCTTGCTTCGTTTAGCCCTGTTACTAATCTAATTTGGTTTAAATAATGATTGTAGTTGCTTAAAAGCATTTGAGTTTTCGATGCACCCGAAGATGACTGTAACTCTTTTATAGGAATTCTTGCTTGATTAAAGTCTCCTTCTTGAGTATAACTTCTACCAATAACAGAACCTGTTTGAAAATACAACCTTAAAGCATCCTCGGGATTATAAGCATTCCCTGTGCCAAGGTCCACTTCATTCAGTCCATCAGCATCAATAAACACACCATCAGGTACAACTCTCGCTATAACCTGTTGTAGTTTTAAATGTGTAATCTGAATCAAATCAGCGAAAGGTATCATTCTTCTTACTAAAGATTCAATAACACCTTTATACATTCTTGGTGCAACTGCTACATAATTTGGTATAGCGTGTTGGGTTGCTGATTGAGGTCTAACCATATTTTCCATCAAGTCCCACTTGAGAATAATGTTAGTACCCATAACCATTACCCCTTCATACCATACGTCAACTGTTTTTTGAACTTTTTCAAAGTTTCCTTCTTCCTGCATTTCAATAGGTGGATTAAAAGTATCATCCTTTTCCACCATAGTTACATTACCATTATCTTTTACTTTTCTTTTATAAGTGACTTTTTTAGTAGACTTATAATTGAAGTACATTAACGTAGCAGTATCCTTATAGAAAATATCATTTTGATAATATTGTGCTATATTAAAATAATCAAACCAACTTTGTGCATATGAAGATATTTCTTCTAAATCATTGTTAGTTAAAGTTGGGTCAATTTTAATTAACTCAGTAATTGGTACTGTTTTAATTTCTCCCCAATAGAAACAATCTTTAAAGTGCGGGTCTTCTGTATAGCTATAGACAACATTAGCAGGGTCAACATATTTAAGTCTAACCCCATCACCGGGTAAAAATTCGTGCTTTGCTACTGAAACACCTAAAACAGTTAAATCATAATCTAACTGCTTTCTTATATCATTATATTTATTGCTTTCAAATATTGTTGAAATCGCTTCTTCCTCTGCTATTTCAATTGCAGGTTTATAGTTCAACTGCATATATAGCTTTAACTCATCATCAGTTTGAGGAAGGTCCTCCGGTTCCATAGTAAAAGGATTGACACCGGTCTTCTGTTGTATAGTTTCGAGCATTGGTTTAGCTACCATTTGCCCTTCAATCATTTGTTGATACTTACTTCTTTTAGATTGAGACATAGCATCTTGTGCGTAAGCCTTAACACTAAACTCTCTATCTTGCATACCGTTAACTACGATATCTACAAACTTAGGTAATACAGGTACGGGGGTCCAATCCAAATTTAGATAAGACAAATCTCCGTCAACTGCTAATTCGTTTTTATATTTTCCTGTACCTTGTTCACCTCTTGCGTACAATCTTAGTCTATTGAAGTCTCTCCACTGACTAAAGTATCTACAACCACTGCCGTCTTTTTTAAACCATTCGTATTGAATAGCCTGTCCTATTTGTAATCCAAATTCATCAGTAGCTTTTTCTGAATCAGATACAAATTGGCTTGGAAATCCGGCAGATGATATATTTATGTTTACTTTTTTCATCTAATAATTTCGCTATATTTGCCCTTGTTACTATACCTTGCAAAGTTAACCTTTATTTTTGAAACTTTTTTCTCAGGTAAATAAAGGTGTTTCTGTGTTGCCATAATTGCTAAGCCTGAACTAATAGAAGCATCATACTTAGTTCTATTGCTAATATCAAACTTTGCCCAATCTTCTAAAGTTCTTGAAAAAACCATATCCCCAATCTCCATATCATCTTTAAAACCTATATTAGTTTCAATGTAAGATTCAATCGCAGAAGCGTGTGCTTGTTTTACTGCTTCACTTGAGTTAGGTATTCCACCCAACTCTCTTTCAGTTTTTGATAATTTAGTATATGCCTTATCAGGTCTATTCATACAAAACCCTCTATACCCTCTGTTTTTAAAATGATATAATAATCGAGGCTTATTGTTTTCTATTAATATAGGCATACCATAAAACACACAAGCCATTAAAACATCTTCAAAAAATATTTCTGCAGTTTGTGGTCTTGCTATGTATTCTAAGAAAAATTCATTACTTGGTGCTTCAGCCATACTAAACATAGTCTTCCCGTGCAGTGCTCCATTAGAGCCACCACCACCAACTACACCCGATATGTCATAGCTATCACACCCGAATGCACCTATGTGTTCATTGCCGGGATACTTAATACCTCTTCTTATATCAACCCTGTTTTGTAAAGACTTATTAGGGGTCCAAGAAACTAAAAACCTTCCTCTATTATTTGGAGAAAATATTACCTCAGTATCTTTAACTCCATTCTTCCAACTCAATGACCCTCTCGTAATATGGTGGTCAATAATTAATGAATCATTGTAATCTATTTGCTGATATATTTTAGTTAGATTAAAAAGAGACTGTTTACTTTCATCTCTAAATGCGTGAGACTCAGTTCTTGGGAATTGTCTGTAATATTCATTTAATGCATCAGGGTCATTTTTTAAAGAGTCAACTTCGTTTTTCCAATAATCAATTGCTCCTTGATGTATTAATTGATTATCTATTCCAACAACAGGTTCTTCCGGTGTATCAAAAACAGGCATACCATACCTATCTATAAACCCTTCCATATTCCATTCCATAGGGATGAAAAGTGAATACATACCGCTTTTGGTTTGACCATTTGCATTTCGTTTTCCCACATCAGAGTCTGTGTATAGTTTTTTAAAATTATCACCACCCTTTTCAAGTGCATTTGATGTGGACCCCATCATACATTTACCTATAATTTTACTACCTAACCTTAAACAAGTTTTGGTAACTCTCCAATTATTTAAAATGTTATTAGGCTTTGTCCATTTACCACTTTCATCGTGAACTAATAATAATAATTTTTCACCATCATAACTGTTATCATCTGTGTTCTTCCAATCAATAGTAGTATCTAACCCATACAACTCATCATTAGTTGTATCATACATATTTTTCTTTGTAATCTTTGCCGCAGGAATTCTAAAAGCCAACTCTGTTTTTGGCTTATCCATACCATCCATAATAGGTTTAAAGAAAAACGGCAGCCTACTGTTTATAGGAACTACTTTATCTGTAAACATTTTTTTAGCATCAGAACCTGTCTTAGATAATATACCTACTCTTGCATCTTTTACAAGTGTCCCTGTATTAACACATTCAGATGATGACATAAAAGAAAAGCCTGAACGTCTTATCTTTAAGTATATCATTCCAAAACTCCTTGTGTCTGCCTTTGATGCTTCCCAATAAAGAAACAATATTCTATTAGCTTCTCTAAAGTCCGGATAACCCACATCTATACTTGTCCATTGCAGATACATATAATGTGCTCCGGTTATGTATGTTGGTTTACCATTGGACATAAACCATAAACCTTGCTCCCTTCTATCAAACTCTTCCTCAATATAATCCACCCATCTGTCTTTGAATTCAGATGACATTTCATTCCACTGAAATATAGATTGTATTTTATTTAATTGCTTAGGAAGGTCTTCTCTTTCCCAATATTGTTCTTTAGGGTTTTTGTGTCTTTGAAGACACTTTTTTGGTTCTAATGGTAACGCTACCTTTAATCCACTTATACTGATAACCTCGCCAATCTGACCTGTCTTAGAAATAACTACAAACTCATACTTAGTGTCATACCCATATTTCCACGTTTTAGCCTTGTTCTTAGACTTTAAAACATTTTTTGGTACAACACCATTAAGGGTTATAAATAAGTTATTTAGACCTTCGCTCTGCAAATCCTTGTTTTGTATCAGTTTTACTTGTTCCTTTTTCTAATGAATCTATTGCATCCTTTTCAGCCTCTATACGATTAAGTATTTCAAAAGCATCAAAGATTGCTAATTTTTTAGTAGCTGCTGCATTCTTTAATCTATCAGCAGAAAGGTCATCCTCAGGGTCTTGTTTAATAATCGCTTCCTTCGCCACCTTTATCAGTTGTTCCACTGCCCTGTGACCTGCTTCTATTATTTTTAATTTTATTTCTTTTGATTTCATTTTTAAATCTTTTAGATTTTCTAATAGGAATCTGAGAACCATCGTGTTCGTTCCATTCATCTTCCCAATAAATATACTTACTCATAATATTTTCTTGTGTCAGTATGGTGT